GTCGTATCCGATTTCGTGCTGCCAGAGCGATACGTAATTTTGTAAGAAATCGATCGTAAGTTCGAACCCAGTTCCAGCGGGGATCGTTGCCGATAGAAGATCATCATCCGCGTACCCGAGGCCTCGATCATTTAAAGTCACCGAGGTCGCGATACCACCCGAGATGACTACGGTGATCGTTGCTCCAGTACCGGTGCCACCAGTTACTGGAATGAAGCTATAAGTGCCATTGGTGTAGCCGGATCCCGCGTTGTTGATCGATATCGCACCGATCGCACCGGTTGCATTTATCTCGGTTCCAGCATTAATCGGATAGTGGAAGACCTGCGAGAAGTACCCGGACGACCGGCGTGAACCCAACGCTTCACCGGCATCATACCACTTCTCCTCGCGGACGTTGTAGATTATGGCATCATTGCATTCGGTGGCGTCGCCCTTCGGGTAGAACCACCAAATCTCGCCAAATCGCGGCACTTTGGTGACGTACACCTTCTGACGAGCTGCATAATTCAGATTATCGAAGAAGTAGTTCTGATTGAACTCATTCGGAATCTCTTTGACCACACCATTGTAAAGCAAGAAGCGGTCAACACCGCACCAATAGTAAATACCGTCATATTCGATGACCGATTGAGAGGATAAAATCGAAGACTGGCTAGATATTAGATCATATCGCCAGAATTGAGCAGGTGTACCGACGCCACCAACGTAGGACACCCGGACCAGACTATCTAGGCTCCAGAAAAGACCTGATGGAGCATTGCTACCACCACGGACTGGTAGACCTTTGACGATCTTGCCGGTCGCTACATTCGTCTCATTAGCGTCTGCCGACACCCAATCATTAATATTACCAGCTGAACTGTTTTTAATCAGTCCGTCATTGCCATACACAAACACATAAGGGTGCAGCACCACTACACCACCCGATACCGAGATGTTATTATCGAACGTCGCAGTTACGGTGGCCGATGCTGTCGCATTAGCGGACATAGTGATTGTGGTACTGACCACCGAGACCACCGTGGTGCCGCTTGGAATGCCAGTGCCGGATATCGTCTGACCAGCAGCGATCAGGATATTTGCCGCAGCTAGAGTGACAGTAGGGCTGGCGTTGGTGGTCGTGACCGAATCGGTAAATGTGCCGATCTTCGACATCGTCGATCCAGTAATCGGGCCACCCAATATCGGCGTGTTGTTCGTGCTATCGATGAATTGCAGATTCTGACCGGGATGGGCGAGTAAAGTCGCCACACCACCAGTCGCATCAGTGAATGAGTCGAACTGCCAAAGATTCAGATCGCTTGCCGTAAAATTAGACAGCGACATCTCGATAACCCCTGAGCCCACGCCGTTATTATTAATCGATAATGATTGTAGCCCATCTCGGTACCCATTGAACACAATATTGAATGCGTTCTGAGCGTTGACATAGATGCCGCGAGAAATACCAGCTAAGTCATTGACGATCTCGCGATAACCACCGATCTTTCTGGGGCGACCGCGCTGAAAACGCACCCAGCGACCATCCGAATAATAGAGCTTATCGAATATAGTACCATCCCGCTGAATACCGGCGACGGTGTCGAGTGCGAAGACCTTAGCGGTCACGAGAACACGCCCCCGGTGATGCCACCAGTGAAGTTACCGGTGCCGGTTACGGCAAGGCCAGTATTGCTTACATCTGCTCTCAATGTACCGTTTACCGAGATACCAAAGCGGTTAGCGCCGGGGCGATAAATACCGGTGGTAGGCTCGCTCGCGAATGACAACGATGGGCTCGCTGCGGTACCGTTCACCAATGAGAACGTAGTGGCACCCGATTGTACGGTGTTCGCGTTGAAGAAGTTAGTACCATCGCAGATGAGAGTCGATGTCTCACCAGCTGGGATCGTCGCATTGGCACCGCCAGACACACCAGTCGTAATAGTCAGCGAGTAACCGTTGTCGGTGACTTGGTTAGTGATGACATAAAAGCTCACCACCGGTGGGTACGTGACTGTCACGTTACCAGTCAGACTACCAATGTATTCGTGGATGAGGTTCGCGGCTTCATTTGCGGTCAGCGTATACGCACCAGTAGTAACCGATTTGGTGAGCGCCGAGAAATTGTACAGTGTGCTACGACCGAACCCGACGGTGATGAATGTAGACCCCGTGCACACGATGAATGCAGAGTCATCTGGCTGGAATGTCTTGGTGGTCAATCCATCAATCGTGTCAATACCGCTGGTGCTGATCACCAGAGAGCCGGTGCCATTATTTTTGACCAACGTGAACCAGTTATTACCTAACGTCGCCGAACCCGGCAGAGTTGCGGTACCTGCACCCGACGAGTACACGCAAGTCAGCGCCCGATCGGTGGTTGCGAATGTGTAACCCGATGCGATACCATTGGTCGGGTGTGACTGATTAAGCGTCGCACCACTAGCCAGAAGTCCAGCACCAGCGAGGCTCGCCGCGTCGGGTGATGAAGTACCAACACCGAATGCGATAGTACCCCAAGTACCACCCTCATCCGGGTTGTCGGTGATGTAGATATACTTGGTCTGACCAGCGGCAATCGAGACTATCGTCGCGCCGTCGAAATCAGTGACCGTGAATGTGTTCGCTCCGGTGTTTCGGATTAGCGCATCATTACCTACCGATGTCTGGTTCGCAGGTGGCATACCAAGCGATAAACCACCCGTGGTCGCCGTGACATCCATGATGCGGGCCGCGTAATTGGGCGTCGCATTGCCGTTCAGTGGCCACGACAGCACCACATTCGCGGATAGTGTGATCGAGCGATAAGATACATCGGTCGGCTGGATGACCTGACCGGTAAATGGCGAGTTGTATGAGGTCATGTGTCGAGCACCGTAGCTTGACGATCACCAATTCGGGTGACGTCTTCGTTTTTCAATGCCCCGACTGCTTGGGCGTACATGGACTGCCACAGAGCGACACGCGAATCGTTCTTTAAAAACGGCATTGCCTGAAGTAACGAGCCATACAGCAGCGCTTGAGGCGCATATTCGGTAAACCAGTTCGATTGATTCGACGAGTCCAGTGGCTGGACCCGCTCGTAATACAACACCTCGAAGTTATAATCGGCATCGGGTGTCGGTCCGACCATCCAGTGCTGGAAGTCGTAATCGGAATAATACAGCGGGGTGCTTTCCTGTGTCGGATCCTCGGCGTAGTTACGCACATATTCGTATTTACGCAGGAACACCGGCTTGCGTTCACCAGCCACGGTGATGTTCATCGACACCGTCTTACGCCACCGAGCAGGTTTAGCGATAACGTTGTCACCCTGATTCATCTGGGACTGTTGGACCGTCAGATTCCCTAGAAACTTGATATCCGTGGCGAGCGTCTGCTCGGCCAGCATGATGAATGTAGGGATTTTGTCGACGGTGGCGGTATCAGTACGTTCGAGATAGCTCTCGATGTCTGCGACCAACGAATTGTAAGTCATCACCGCTGCAGCTGGCATGATGGTCCTTTCGAGTACAAGCGGCGGATGGCCGTATTATATCACGTCTTTTGTATATCTACAATTCGACTAATTAAGTTTCGCATTGCCTTCGAGAATCGAATTCCTTACTTTTGTGTACTGTCGGAGACACTGGTCGAATTCTGCTTGAAGCTTTGCGGCGTCGGCAGAATACCCTGCAAGAAATTCTCCATCTCCTTTTGCCAGTTGCGCACCGGTGGTTCCGCTGCAAGTACAGGCGGCACCGGACACGGGGCTGGGCGGGGAGGAGCGTTCCGGACGGTTGCGCAGGAGGTTAGTAACAGCAACAGCACGGGCATTAACTTCGCGTAGCGCACGATTCTTCTCCAGTCTAGCGTTTTCGGCTTCGATATGTAACTCTTGCTCCCGGCGTAGGGTCTCGGCTATCCGCGCCGAATGCTCCTCCATCAGTCGAGCATTTTCCTGATCCCACTTTTGCTGTATTTCGGAGCGACCCTGTTTCAGGCCCGTCGAGGTACCTTCAAGCTTGCCGTAGGTGTAGGCACCGCCGATCGCCACCGCCGCCCCGAGGATCAGCCAAGGATTCATTTGGACCCCGCAAAATACAAAGATATCTCGTCGTTCCGGCGCTTCACCAGACCCGGCAAGACCTTGCCGCCACCCTTCGTGAACTTCAGGAACTCGAGCTTCGCCCCCTCAAAGTCACCCCGGTTATGCTTCTGCCGCAGGGTCGATCGCTGGAGGGTGCCTAGCCCAACATTGAATGCAAAGCTGACCAACGCTCCCAAGCGATTTTCGTTAAGATGGTCAGGGCAGTAACGAAGAACACCAGCGACAAAGCGCTGTAGGTCTTTCTCAAGGATCTTATCCACTTCTTCTTTGCTAAATACACGGAAGTCCTCTATTTTAAGTGCGAACTTGTCGCGCTGATCGACGGGCAGCTTGCCCTGCTCGGGGTAGAGCACGTGGCCCACCCCGATAGTCCAGAGCTTGGCCGGACACTTATATGGCTTGTATCTCACACCTTCATGGTGCTTGATCATAGCGATCGTGGCGTCTGGCAGCTTCATTTACCAGCCTTCGAGTTACCACGGGAGCCAAACCACATCGCGATAATAGTACCAAGCAGCGCCATCTCGTCGGCGTCGAACACGATCTCCATGATCTGAATCAGCTCACCGATTGATGTCACCTTGTCGCCGTGCATAAAGATCCACAGCATGGTCAGCAAGTTAATCAGCACCAACTCGAACACAAAGATAAATGTCACGAATGGGCGGGTGGCCGCAGTCATGTCTTTCACCCACTGAGAGGATGACTCGAGCAGCTTCTCCTGATTACCGTAGATCATTCCCATTTGGGCCATGTACTGTTGGTGGTCCTGTTCGTCGTTCTCGCGAACTTCTTCGGTCTTGTCCGATGGGGAATACCCCTTTTCGGTCAGCGCCAACTGTTGGCGCATCTGCATATGCAGGATGTCTAGTTCATGCTTCTTATCTGCCCGGTCCTGCAAGATGTCGAATAGCCTTGGGAAAAGCGCGACGATGTAACCACCAATAGTAGAAATGAGTGTAAGCATTATTACTCCTTAGTAACCGTACATCCGTTCGATTTGTATCTCTTTGCGCAGTTCCCGCATCTTGCGGACCTCGGTCACTGCAGCTTGTGTGGCATAGTACATGTCGTAGTACATAAAAGCCAAGATTGGCATGACGATAAAGAACATCAAAAGAACCGCCATCACTACAACGATCAGTGACCAAGGTACATCCTCTGAGTTGCGCTTTTCATCGTTAGCCACATTAGACCCACCGCCCACGCTACTACGAAAACGACTGCTGAAATCCATGCCACTTTTGCCCTGAGATCCGCTATTCTTCTTTTGCGTCGCCATCTAGCTATCTGAGCTAACCTCAGTTCCTCTGTGTGGGCCTCTTCCTGCTCGGCAACGATCCGCTGCCACATATCCTCAAACTTGCTCCACAAAGCACCCAATTCCGGCGGTGCTCGGTACGTCATCGTCTCTCGTATTTCGACCAGCATGGCATCAAGCCTTGCCGTGATCAGTATCCGCTTCAGAGCCCGTCTACCAACACTTTCTTCACCCCGATACACCTGCTTGGCCTCTAACTGCTCCTTTAGAAACAGCTTGCTGATCGCATCGTAAGAATCCATCAATGCGCCCAGCTGATTTCCAATGTCGGTGAAGACATCATTAGGGTCCGACTTTGCTATTTCCTGCACACGCTGGACCTCTGCGTGGTACTGTTGCTTCTGTATTGGTGTCGGATCGACGATCTTGTGGTACTGCTCCTTCAAGTCATCCAACACTCCCTTTACATCCCCCGCTGCGCCTTTTATCTCTTTGTAAAGTTCGCAGCCTTTTTTTACTGCCGCTACCGCAGCGTTGGCTGCAGCAAGTAATGTGAGTGGGTCCAAAGCATTACTTGTCCGCTTTGTGGTCTAGCCGATCAAAGATCTTGTTCAGCATATCCTTGATCTCGTCGATGTCCCGGCGGTAGTCGTCTTTCGACAGGTAGCTCTTCGGAAGATCGCGCACATCGTCGTCGATCCGATCCATTGATCGGACGATACGGTACAGGCTGAACCCGCCGAAGAATGCCGCGATGCTCACAACGATGTTGAACAACACTTGACCTTCCATGATCACCACGCCCAATTATGCTTCTGGTGTTGGGACATAATTTGCAAATGCGGTTAACGCTTTTTCTAGTTGGGTATCAAGATCACCACTACTTACAAGACTATCAAAAACGTTTGATATTTCCCCAGCAAAGCCGTCTGGGACGCCGACCATAAATGCCAAACTATGGCCAGCGACATCAGGGTTGTAAATATTTATTTGATAGCCAGCAAGTTTTGGTTGTCTGTCTATTATGCGTACTGCGTAATTTTTATAAGAAAACATTAACATAGCACCTCAACCATAATAGTTAAAATATTCTAATGACCAAACCCAATCAGTACCGGAAGCCGCAGCAGGAGAAGTGCGATTTTGAAATCTTAATAAAACCTGCGTTGCGCTCACAACCGTTAGGACTTTAGAAGCATTAACTGCGCCTGCGGGGAAGTTAGTAGCATCTGAGTTGTATGCAGTATGCGAAAGCACCGCGCCTAGAATTGAGTAGGCAGAACCCGTGTATATTATCCCTTGCGCCCAAGACTTAAATAGTCTCGCAGTAGCAGTTGTCAAACTATAGTCTGCCCAATAATTTCCAACAACATCTATTCTTGGCATATACACCATCCAGTTGGTATAAGTAGCAGTGTTACCTAAAAAAAGATCTGCTGTTATATCGACATCTGTTTGTGTATCTACATTTGTTTGTAAAATTTCTCCGAATAAGTTATAGCGTTCGTTTAATTTAGTGATATTAGTTGCGCCACTAAGTGTACAGCCGGTACTGAATACACTTAGTCTATCCGAAAGTGTGGTGCTATTACTTCCGGTGGCTGCTAAACTTATCTTTGTTGCTCCTAATGCATTAATCGCAATTGCTTGAATTCTTGCGCGAACACCATTTGCGTTGGTACTAGCGTCGTTACCATAAAACTCAATACCTCCATAAACATCATTAGTCGTCATGGAAACAGTGCCACGTTCAAGCGTTACTACCGGCGCTGTAGATGCTTTATAAAGGCTTAAATCAGTTCTAGGCACAGCGGCGCCAATGCCCACGCTACCCGCAAAATAGTTAGCAGCCGTACCATTTGCATAAATGTTATAGCGAGTGGATACCGTCACAGTTCCCGTCAATACTGTAACCGCCGCAAATGTCTGGCTTGTTGTCGTTGTATATGTGAACGATCCAGACGCAGCGCCAGCAACCGTCTCGCCTGACCCTTGTACGTTTAGCGTAACTGTACCTGTGCCAGTGCCTGCGCCAGTAGCAGTAAATGATGTCCCTACGTTGTTGTTTGCTGCACCGATCAACGTAAAGTCAGTCGTACCAACCGTCAAAATTGTGCAAGTAGCGCCTGACGTAAGGGCAGTAGCATTGGCTGTAGCGGTAACAGTTACAGTCTGACCGTTGGTATAGGTAATTGCGTTGTGGTTTACTGTGACTGTAGTTCCGCTACTCGAAATGGATGTAATAGTTCCAGTTGTGGTAATGCCTGATGTCGGTGCATTAATCTTGCTGAAGACGCCAAAGTTATTAGTCGCACCAGTGAGGTTGTCCTCGATGACAATCCCGTATTGGTCTGTGATTGATGAAGATGACCCGATTGTTGCTTGGCTGGCGTAGTAATGAATCAATACGGGTAAATTAAACGAAGCTGCCTGCGTACTGGGATAACTTCTGTACATCTGCGCGACAGTAGTCGTCGTCGAGGGGATGGTGGATTCGGTGCTGTACGCTATGGAGACGTTTGAGGACGAAGGCAAAGTGCCGCCAATTAACACTTTAGTCGGAGCGCTGGTCAACGACCCACCTATGCCGACATTCCCCGCACTATCAATCCGCATCTGTTCTGTCGAATTTGTGCTTAATGCAACAGTGTTAGCCGCAGGAAGATAAAGCCCATTAGTCGCTACGGTCGCCCCACTTGGGATGAATGAAGCGCCTGTGACGCTGCCACCTGTGGTCACCGTCACTGTTGAATTCTTAAGTAGCTTACCCGTCGTGCCATCGAATAAAGCGACTGCAGTGTCAGTAGCACTCGCTGGGCCTATTACGCCACCCGACGCACCGCCAGCTGACGCCAACAGAGTTACCACACCGCCGTTGTCTTTGTAGTAGAGCTTTCCATCTACGATATTTATCGCAAGCTCACCACTTGCAAGATTTCCAGAGGTAGGTACTGCAGCCGCAGTTGTGCTGTAGTAAAGCTGAATTGGGGTATAACCTGACTGTGCCATTAGAATGTACCTCCAGAGATGCCAGCCGTCGCTACGACCGTTCCCGTTGTCAAAGTATTAGTAGAAGGGTTATACGTCATGTCGGAATCTACGCAAACGCCATTACTGCCTGAAGTGGCTGGCATAAACGCTGGGTAATAAGTAGCGTTAGCAGTAACCGCCGTAGTCGTTACATTTGCCGCATTCCCTACATCGAGCGTCGATTGCGCTATATACTCGGGTGCTGCAGCTCCAGCCGCCAATACATATCCAGTAGTACCTAGCGCCAGCTTCGATATAGTCGCCGTACCACTTGCATATATAATATCGCCAGCAGTGTAGGAAGTCAGCCCTGTACCGCCGTAAACAACACCTACCGTGCCAGACGTAATCTGACTAGCTGCAATCGCAATTGACGTATTTGATGCGGTGGTGATCTGCCCTTGGGCATTTACCCCAATCACTGGAACCTGTGATGCCGAGCCATAAGTAGCTGCACCAACCCCAGTTGTCGCAATATTGAAGGTGTACGCCGGTGATTCAGTGAGTCCAGTACCCGCGCTGTAAGTCAGCGGCGCACCAAACTGGCTGAAGACGATTCCTGTAGTACCTACAATGATCGGCAGGGGCGTCTGCTGTACCCACGAGGTATTCGCGTTCGCAGTACCCGAAGTAATCAGGAAGAAGTCGCCCTGATCGATTTGATCAACACCCGATCCCGCTGTATCAAAGTCAGTTGCACGGATCAGGATAAAAGGTAGGCCAGCATCACCAGCTTGGCTCAGTGTATAAACGCCATTCTGGAGTGTTGCCGCCTGATTTTTGACTAGAATGCGAGTGCCGTTATCCGCAGGTGATGTGAACGTATAGCCATCAACCGTCAGCGCACCGTTAGCATTTGCAGTGAGTGTCGCGCCAACACCACCAGTACCGTTGTTGTAAGTAACCGCAGGCAGCGCTGTAGTCGTTGCATATTTGCAAGACTGATGGAAGTTGATGCCGGAGGCTATTGAATCGGCGTAAGTCTTATTTACGATGTCGTTGCCGGTAGATGGAGCTGTGGTAATTGTCCCCGAAGTCATCGTCACCGACGTAAACGTACCTGCTGCAGGTACCGTACCACCGATTGTCGCGCCGTCTATTACGCCGCCCGTAATGGCAACCGAAGAAGCCGCTTGGGTAGACATAGTTCCCAAGCCAGTAATGTCGGTATTCGGGATCGTAGCACTTGCAGTGAGTGCCGAAGACCCGGTTCCCTTAACGTAACCGGTCAGGGAAGTAGCGCCCGTGCCGCCATTAGCGACCGCAAGGGTTCCAGCGAGGGTCAAAGTACCGCTGGCCGTGATCGGACCACCCGAGAACGTCATCCCCGTCGTGCCACCAGAAGCGTTAACAGAAGTCACTGTACCCGCACCCGCGATTGCACTCCAGACAAATGCCGCGCCGTTCCACCGCAGGTAGGTATCAGTTACAGTTGGTGCCGAGACGAAACTGGTAGTGCTCACGGCACTCTGGTAAAGTAACTGGTTTGCGCTACCACCGGTAATTCCCGCCACGTTGGTCACTGTGACATCCGTCGCGGAAGTGATCCGGCCCGTGCTGTCTACCGTGATCTGGGCGACTTGAGTGCCAGAGCCATAAGTACCCGGGGAAACACCGGTGACATCGAGGCTGATCGTCGGATTGGCGCTCGCACCATCCCCATCGGCGACCACTATTTCACCTGCCGTGCCAGTGATGGTCCGATTGAGCACCGAGCCATTTCCGGGCATAGCCAGAAGCCCGGTACCGCTCAGATTGGCCAGCGATAGTGGTAGTCCGGATAGCGCGATAGTTGGGTTACCACTCTGACCATCCCCATCGGAGATCGAGAGACCCGCTCCGGAGGCCACGATAACCCTCGGTACGACCACACCCCCGGATGTCTTCACGATGACGCCAGAAGATGCATTCTCGAGGCTCAGAGAGGTACCATTCAGCACTATCCGCATGAATGACTGAGCACCGCCATCGGTCAGACCCAGCCCAGTACCCGTCGAGAGGTATCTGGAATTGGCCAGAGACGATTCGTTATTGACCGTGATGAACGTCTGGGTAGTGCTTGGGGCCGCAGCTACATCGAGAGTGGTCGTCCGAACTGTCACGCCATTCTGGACGATCGGTACCAGCTCCGTCCCGGTTAACGGACCGGCTGTAGGTAGGTCGGCTATGGTTACGTTAGGCATTATGGGGTGCTCTCGATACCTTCTAGATTACCGTCGTTTTCAATGATACCCCCGCTTTCCTGCGTAGATATTACGAAACCGCCATAAGGTCCGGTGATCAGGTTATTCGGCTCCACCGCGACCGATTCATCGGGTCTCGGGAACCTCAAAGCAATACGTTCGGTCTTCCGAGCGGGTAGTCGATATGGGTCGAACTGGTCTTTACATCCTTGATCGCACACCCGAAGACCTGGAAAATTAGGATCTGACTCCAATACCGACAACGGACGCTTCATCTTGCACCTATCACATACTGCGATGGCGATCGATGAATACCCTTGGGTGTCGATGAACCTCGGCATGACTATCTCGTATATACTGCAATATTTGGTGCAAAGTATATCGGCGACTTGTCGCGCTCTTCCTGCTCGGCCTGAAATAGGTATTCATCCGCTTGAGCCTTGAGAAGCATTATCCGATCGAGTGGGACCTGCGGCAGTTCCATACTCATCTGGTGCGCAATCATCGACTGAATAGCCAAGAACCACCGCTGGGGTATTTCGAGGTCACCGGAAAGTGCTCCTACATCCATGATCTGCCGTGAATACCACACTGTCATCTGTACGAATGGATTGCTCGGTACCGGCCAGAGGTTCAAAGATGGTTGCGGAATCGTCCGGTCGAACCAGAACTGGTATGGCTGATCAGCGGTAAAGTATTTGTTAGGCAGCGAAGTATAATCGTCGCGGTTCAGACGGGCCATCGGGACTTCCCGAGACATATTTCCGACATAGAACTCGCGGACATTTAAGGTGTTTCCACCCGTCTCGCGCATCCGATAACGCTGCGAAGTGCTGCCCGGCTCAATATCGTACCACAGCCAAGTATTATCGACCCATGTTGTGACCCCGCAATCGTGCAGGATGTTCCACGTGACACCATCGTCGGATACTTCGAGTAGTATGTGAAATTCACCAGAAGTACCCGGAAGAATACCGATCGACCCGCTGTAGATATCGTTATTGGGTCCGTAATCGATCGAGATGTATCCGTTTGGCGACGACTGAACGCACTTGGTGTCGACGTCACTATCAAAAGCATTCGCGACGACTCCGGAAGACGCTGCATACCCGCCGAGATTATTCGGGGTGGGCCGGTTCATATTCCGGTACAACACGTTGAGGGCGTCGATCGATCCCTCGGGCAGGTAATAGGTCGCTTGATCAGCTTTGAGACCAAACACCTTTTTGCTAATCGCCCAATACTGGATCCCGCGATTGGAAAGATTCGACAGCAAGTAGAATAACGACTCTTTAGACGATACTACCTGCTCGGAGGTCAGCTCTTCCGCGAGCTTTCCGCAGCGACGCGCACCATGGTCAATCAGCGTCTGGATCGATATGCGGGTAGCTCCGACGGTGCCTGAATAAGCCATTTATACCCCTTACCACGTCGGACATTTAGAGGATCTCTTGTTACCCGACGACATCTTGGTGGTCACCTTACCGCCCCGCTTCATGCCAACGGCAGCGTTGTCCTCGGTGTAATTCGCGGTATCCTGCACCACCTCGTTGTACGGTCTAAATCCATTATCAGCTGGAGTCGACGATCTGAATGAATTAATCGCTTCAGCTTGTGCACCCACGTTGCCAACCGGATTATTCGTCGCCATCGCTGTCCGTTCTCCACTAGTCACCACATTGGAAAGTCCATCAGTCGCTAGACTGCTCAGACCACCGGCGGCGAATTTCTTAACTTTTTTCATATCCTTACCATCCCGGACAATTCCAACGTTTCATCGAGGCCCTCGCCCGAGAGCCTTCATCCGATTTCTTAGCCACTGGACCCATTCGAGCGCAAAATGAATCCTTGCGCGGTCCACCCTGAGGCTGTGGGGCTTTGAGATTCGACCCCGTTTCGCGATTATACTTTGCTCGACCTTTAGCAGTCAAACCCGCGCCTTTTTCAACCGGCAGCTTCTCGCCACGACCGACGGCAAGTGACACTTTGCCACCTTCGGCCATCTTCTCGGGCAACTTACCATACGCCTTCTTGCCGGTGTTGCTGGACGTATATTCAGCGGCCACGTCCGGCGAAATACCCGTCCTCTTCGCGAGCTTCGGGTTATGCTCGACCGCCTTCATCAGACGGAATTGAGCTTTAGAAGTCGCGGGCATCAGGATACCTGATTAACGGTCAGAATCACTGCCGGTGCCGCCGGATACGTCGGGCTAACACTTGCCGGATATGTAACCAACGAGCCGTGGCCATCGACGCTCAACCATTTCATCGTAACCACATTTGATGATGTAAGCGATAAAAACACATTAGCCGCCATGATAGCTGCCGCAGGAGTCGTGTCGTTCTCTCTTGATGCGATCGTTGCCCAACTAGCCGATGCCGGGACGTCCACACCATCAATTGTAAACCAAATGACTAAGAGTGTCTGACCGGCGGTCGAATTATTCAACTGCGCACTAAATGCGAAGTTGTAGGTACCGCCAACTGCGACAGAAATACCTGAAGTCGTGGTGTTAAGACTCACACCGTTGCTCGCGGTAGTCGTGTTCAGCTGCAGAGTGGTCGAAGTGTTAGCGGTCGCAACTTGCGCACCATTGACTGCCTC